ATAATTGATAAACAAATTTATGATTTAGGGATTAAAAAATATACAAACACCGGAGTGGTTTCAAAAATAATTGAATAAATGAAAATAAACACTAATTCTAATAGCGCTTTTCCAAGTCAGGTAGTACCAGACGCTGAAAAAGCTTCAATTGAATATGGTTCCCAAGTAGCAATGGCTATTGAGACAGAATGGTTTAATCATGGCAGGACTAATGGTAATAGATATTTAACAAATTGGAATAATTATCATTATTTAAGATTATATGCAAGAGGAGAACAACCTGTACAAAAATATAAAGATGAATTATCTATTAATGGTGATTTATCATATCTTAATTTAGATTGGAAACCAGTTCCTATAATACCTAAGTTTGTTGATATAGTTGTAAATGGTATCGCAGAAAGAACTTATGATATAAAAGCATTTGCACAAGACCCTAATGGTGTTAATCAAAGAACAGCCTATATGCAAAGAATAATGGTTGATATGCAAACAACCGATGTTACTAATTTTATTCAGCAAAATTTTGGTCTTTCTTTACAATCTATGCCTGGAGAAGAATTACCTGAAAATACTGAAGAGCTTCAGCTGCATATGCAACTAAACTATAAGCAAGCTGTTGAAATAGCTGAAGAACAAGCTATTGCTACTATTTTTAATTTAAATAATTATGAGTTAACTAAGAAAAGATTTTATTACGATTTAACTGTTTTAGGTATTGGGTGTGTAAAAAATACATTTAGTAGTTCAGAAGGAATTAAAATAGAATATGTAAACCCTGCAAATTTGGTATATTCACACACAGAATCACCATATTTTGATGATGTATATTATGTAGGTGAAATGAAAACTGTAACTCTGGTTGATCTTAAGAAAGAATTTCCAGATTTAATGAATGAAGATTTAGATGCATTAACTAAAAATGGAGGCGCAAATTATAACTTATATAATAGGCGCACTACTGGTTCTAATAAAAAAGATAATAATTCAATGGAGGTTTTATATTTTAATTATAAAACTTTCATGAATGAGGTATATAAAGTAAAAGAAACCGCAACTGGAGCTGAAAAGATTATTAAAAAATCAGATGCGTTTAATCCTCCACCAGATGCTAAAGGATTAAGATTCGAAAGAATTGCTCAAAATGTAGAGGTTTTATATGAGGGGGTATATATACCTGGGGCTAAAAAACTTCTAAAATGGGGTATTGCTGAAAATATGTTGCGTGAAAAAAGTGATGTAAACAAAGTAAAATTAAATTATTCTATAGTTGCTCCTAGAATATATAATGGTAAAATTGAATCTTTAGTAAGCAGAATAACTAGTTTTGCTGATATGATTCAATTAACGCATTTAAAAATACAACAGATATTAGCTAGAATGGTTCCAGATGGTGTTTATGTTGATGTCGATGGTCTGGCTGAAATTGATTTAGGTAATGGCACTAATTATAGTCCGCAAGAAGCATTAAATATGTTCTTCCAAACTGGTAGTATTATAGGGCGTTCATTTACATCTGATGGTGAAATGAATCCAGGTAAAGTGCCAATTCAAGAAATAAATAATACTGCTGGAACAGGAAAATTAGCAGCTTTGATTAGCACTTATAATTATTATATGCAAATGATTAGAGATGCCACTGGATTAAATGAAGCTAGAGATGCAAGTACGCCAGATACAAATGCTCTAGTTGGTATTCAAAAATTAGCAGCTGCTAATTCAAATACAGCCACTAGGCATATATTACAGTCTGGATTGTATTTAACAACTGAAACAGCTGAAAAAATATCATTAAGAATATCTGATGTTTTAGAGTATTCCCCAACAGCGAACGCTTTTGTTCAAGCTATTGGTGCTCATAATGTTGCAACATTGCAAGAAATGTCAGAATTACATTTGCATGATTTTGGTATATTTTTAGAATTAGAACCAGATGAAGAAGAAAAGCAATTATTAGAAAATAATATACAGGTTGCTATTGCACAAAATAATATTCATCTTGAGGATGCTATTGATATTAGAATGATAAAGAATGTTAAATTAGCAAATCAATTGTTAAAACTTAGAAGGAAAAAGAAGGCCCAAGAAGATATGCAAAAAAATCAAGCAAATATTAAAGCACAAGCGCAGGCAAATGCACAGGCACAACAAGTTGCAGCACAAGCTGAAGTTCAAAAGCAACAAGCTCTAATGCAAAGTAAAGTACAACTAGAGCAAGCTAAAGGGCAAATTGAAATGCAGAAGTTGCAAGCGGAAGCAGTATTGAAAAAAGAATTAATGACTTTAGAGTTCCAAATGAATATGCAACTACATGGAGCTAAGAATAATGTTGAAAAAGATAAAGTAAAAGAAAAAGAAGATCGTAAAGACGAACGAACAAAAATACAAGCTAGCCAACAAAGCGAGCTTATAAATCAGCGTAAAAATAATTTACCTCCAAAAAGTTTTGAATCTAGTGGAAATGATATTTTAAGCGGGGATTTCGACTTAGGGGCATTTGATCCTAAGTAATTATTAATTAATTATATAATATTATATTATGTCAAAAATAACAAAAGCAAAAGCTTTAGACGTTGAAGAAAAGTCTATAGCTGAAAAAGAAGAAGTAGTACAAAAAAATACCGGATTCGATGCAGAATCTGATATGTACAAGGTGGATTTAACTAAACCACCAGTTGATCAAGATGAAAAACAAGAAGAAGTTGTAGCTAAAGAAGTCACGACTGAAGAACCAAAAACAGAAGAAAATGCCGGGAAAGAATTACAAAAAACCGAAACCGAAAAAGTCTCCGATGAAGGGGGTGAACACGAAAGCCAAATCCTAGAAGAGATAGCTGGTGAAGAAGATACAGTTGACGATACAGGAATGGATGGAAGCGTTGAAGCTCCCGCTACCTTACCGGAACAAGAAGAAGTATTACCGGAAGCAGAAGCACAAGAACAAGTAGATTATCCTGAAAATATTCTAGAGCTGGTTAAGTTTATGAATGAAACAGGTGGTACTCTTGAAGATTATGTAAAATTAAATAAGGATTATGATAAGTTTGAACAGATGGAATTACTCCATGAATATTATACTCAAACAAAACCTCATTTAACTGCAGATGAAGTTGTATTTTTAATTGATGATAAATTTTCTTATGATAAAGAAGTAGATGACCCTAAAGACATTAAAAGAAAAGAATTATCTTTTAAAGAAGAGGCTGCTCAAGCAAAAAATCATTTAAATCAATTAAAAAACAGCTATTATAAAGAAATTAAAGCTGGCTCAAGGTTAACACCTGAAGCCAAAAAAGCTATGGATTTTTTCGATAAATATAACGAAGACTCTGAAGCTAGCAAAAAAATAACACAATCTCAGAGAGATGTGTTTAACAATAAAACTGATTCGCTTTTTAACGATAAGTTCAAAGGTTTTGAATATAACGTAGGAGAAAAGAGATTTAGGTTTAATGTGAAGAATGTAAATGAGGTTAGAGAAACCCAGGGCGACATTAATAACTTTACTAAGAAGTTCTTAGATAAAGAAAATAAAATGGCTGATGCTTCTGGTTATCACAAAGCTTTATTTACCGCGATGAATTCCGACGCTATTGCTCAACACTTTTATGAGCAGGGAAAATCAGACGCTATTAAAGAGTCTGTTAAAACTGCAAAAAATATCAATATGGATCCACGGTCAGCGCACCAAGAGGTTGAAATTGGTGGAATGAAAGCAAGAGTTATTAGCGGAGATGATTTGTCTGGAATTAAACTAAAATTAAAAAACTATTAAAAATTAAAACAAAATGGCAACAAACGTTACATTTGCTGGCCCGTTGGCCGGCAGTATAGTTACTCCTGCAGCTCAGAAAATGACGCTGTCGAGTAATTATTTAAATTTTCATACAGGTGGTGATAACTGGACACAACAGTATTTACCTGAACTGTATGCCCAAGAAGTTGAAAGATATGGCAACAGATCAATTTCTTCATTCTTGAGAATGGTAGGTGCAGAAATGCCTATGGCTTCTGACCAAGTTATTTGGTCTGAGCAAGGTAGATTACACCTAGCATATAATGGTGTGTGTAACACTGACGTAAGTACAATTGGAACTATAACAGGTATTGACTCTGGATCTGCTGAAGCTCACGCTATCAGAAAAGGAGCTACATTAGTATGTGTTATTGGTACTGTTGTATTTAAAG